TGTAAGTCCCATAGCCCACACCATTTAAGGAAGTGAATACCAACACCCGATTTGTTCTTAGGAACACTGCGTTCTGCAATAGTCTCAAGGAACTTAACTTTAAGATCATGCGGCTGTTCAGTAAGATCGATCAGCTTTTTATTGCGTTCATAATCGTCACGTACTGTATGTTCTTCGCCATTATGATCAGTCCAACGTTGTAGCATAAAGTTATTCCAACTAAAGCCACCACTATTACGATCTTCAAATGCTTCAATCATACCGACTTTATTCTTAGTCCCTTTCTTGCGACAACCTGGATATGCTGAAAAGATGTTATCTGATGTATCACCACGGATACATTTCTCAAACAACAACCACTCAGGGTCAGGGGGAGGGAGAACTTCTTTAGTCTTTTTATCTTTGATGGGTGTACGGTTCTTATCATCTTTGAAGTAACCCTGAGGAGTAATGATACGGTTCTGTACGCCATCGTATAGTGTTACATTGTCGCAAATCAACTGCTGATAATCACCATCACTTGATACAATAATGTGATGATCATTCGGATGCGATTCGATGAATACTGCAATCATATCATCTGCCTCTGCTTCTTTATTCTGAAGTACTGTGCAGTTAGTACGTGTTTCGACAAACTCTACAAGACTATCATATGCACCGAACATGATACCATCTTCTTCTTGTTCACGTACAGATTTAGCTTGCTGTGCAGCACGGCGTTGTGCTTTATATGGAGTATAGAAGTCTTTGCGCCATGAGCGACCCTCTAAACAAAATACAGCGTGATCAGCATCAAACATATTGTAGCACATCTTAACACTAGACATCATAATGTGAAATGCCATACCGATCTTAGTATCGATATCAGCACCACGATGTCCTACGTGCTTTGCTCGGTGAAACATGTTGAGACTGTCAACAAGAATAAAAGTAGCCATTAGTAATCCTCTATTGTAATTTGATTCTATCTTACACGTTTATTGAGTTGTTGTCAAGAGTATTCTGCACTATCTTCGCCTGTTTTTAGACGTTGGATAATCAGACCTTCTTTACTAGAAACATCAAAACTCTTTGGATCACCAGCTTCATCTTCCAATTCACTTAAAACAATATTTCTGCATAAATCATTGAACCAGTTGTCAACTATAGTATCTTCCTCTGCTCCCTCGTATCCGCTATTGGCTAGATACTCTACAAAGTGTTCGTTAAAGTCTAGTTCAAAATGTCCAGCACCTGGATTTTCTTTATCCAGATCCATATTGATTACTTTGATATATGGTTCACCGTTGAGTGTTGCTGTTTTCTTAGTGTGTTCTTCTTCTGTAATGTGTCCAAATTCTAAATCGATATTTGCAATTTCTTGATCCATATCTTTTTCATCTTTGATTTTTCTTGCATTACTTCGCTTGATTTCTTCATCTGTCATAAACCAAGTCTTGGGTTTAAAAATATTCATGTTACACCTTTAGTTCTGGAACAGCTTCTACTAGTGCTTCTATTCCACCTTTAATTGCAAACATATTTTCAAAATTATTATTTTTTAAATATTTTGCAACTTGTTCTGCTCTGGCTCCATTGTCACATATAAAAAGACACACAATATATGTTGGAGCCATTTCAATTTGTTCTGGAATATCATACATAGAGATATTAAAAGTATTTTTAACTGCTCCTTGTTTCTGAATTTCATCTGGTTCACGGATGTCAACTAAGATATATTCTTCTTGATCCATCCATTCAGCAATAAATTCGTCTACTGTAATGATTTCATTTTCTTCATTAGTTTTATAAAAACTCATATTACCATCCAATCTTTTCCCACGGCACATCTTTATCTCCGAAATGTCCGTATACACAGTTCTCACTGTAGTTATAAAAATTAAACATATCGAAACGATCAATGATTCCTTTTGGACTCAAATCGATATTATCACGAATGAACTTTTCGATACTCTTGCTGTAGCCGTTTGACTCAACATAGATACTTGTTGGTTGCTTTACACCGATAGCATAAGACAACTGAATATTACACCAATCAGCCATTTCGTCTGCTACTACATTCTTTGCTAACCAACGTGCCATATATGCAGCACTGCGGTCTACTTTGGTCGGATCCTTGCCACTAAAAGCGCCGCCACCATGGGGGGCAAAACCGCCATAAGTATCAACGATAATCTTACGTCCAGTAACGCCAGCATCACCATCAGGCCCACCAATAACAAAGTTACCAGTAGGATTAAGATGCCATACAGTATTTTCATCAATCAAGTCTCCTAATACATTCATTGCAGCAAGTTTACTAATATTTCTTGCTTGCTCTACTTGTCCTTCTCCGTGCTGTGTACTAATAACAACTTGGTCAATACGCTGTACACGACCACCATCATATTGCACACTTACTTGTGACTTAGCATCTGGGCCTAATACATGCTGTCTTTGAGTTTTAAGTTCTTTAAGAACTTCATGTGCATAGTAGATAGGTGCTGGTAGATATGCATCGTTATCGTTACATGCATAACCAAACATAATGCCTTGATCCCCTGCACCAAAATCATCTGTACCAAGTGCAATGTCTGCACTTTGTGCATGGATTTCATTGTAGATGTTTAGCTTATCCCAATGAAACCCTTCTTGTTCATAACCAATTTCTTTAACTTTGTTTTGCACGATTTCTTTAACTTCATCTCTGCTTACGTTAAAGTTTTTTACTTCGCCCGCCAATGTTACGTGATTGGTAGTTACAAGTGTTTCAACAGCAACACGAGTCGTTTCATCGCCTGCTTTGAACCCGGCATCAACTAGAGCATCACTGATTTGGTCTGCAACCTTATCAGGATGTCCATCGCTAACACTTTCGCTCGTAAAAATATAGTTTTGATTCATAGTTGTTTCCTTAGTTTTTCATAGTCAATAGGAGCTTCCATAGCCCTACGTAATTGTTCATTTTGTTCAAGTCCCCCAGGCATTTCCGAATAAGGAGATGTGGAGTCTTGGAGTAAATCGCCATCCTCTTTCCATGCAGGCTTCAGCCACGTCTTTAACGTTGAGGGTATATTCTTCACTGCGACCGCCCATTGGCATAAGATATACTGGACATTGTACCCCGGCATCTTGATAAGCACTAACAGCTTTTTCGACTTCTGTAAAATCATTTTGACTAGCGACAACAAACTTGAGATACATGTCACTATCAGTAACACACTGATACTCACTAGCAACATTAGGTTTAATAGCATCTTCCCAAGATTCTCCTGAAACACTAAGTTTCGGGGAACAACTCCAAGTGACTGTAAGGTCGTCGTGGTTGTTGAGATAGTTGTAGAAATCGTCATGTAGATGTTGTGTAGTGTTTGTTTCAAATGTAACATTCTTTAAGTCCTGCATACGTGGATGTTCGAATAGTTCTACGTAAAGTCGTTGCCACGCCAACAACGGTTCACCGCCTGTTAAAATAAGATGTACATCTTGTCCATCGTCTTGTGTCCATTTGCCCTGTGGAGTAAGAGAAAGCAAATGTTCTACTACTTCATCGATTGTAGAATCGTGAACTAGATGCTTGAACTCAGGATAGATACTAGCATATGTGTCGCATCCTGTGTGTATAATAGGTAAGTCTTCAAATCGTCTTGTAGTCTCATGTACCCCGTCCTTAATAAGTTGTTCAACCTCAGGATTATACCTTGATTTCTCTCTGTCCTTATTTAGTCCGAAATTTTGACAACGTAAATTACAACCGAAGGTTCGTAGGAATACACTAGGTACTCCTACAAACTTTCCTTCGCCTTGAAGTGAATAGAATGCTTCTGAATATCTTAGCTTCATCGTGGAGCAAACTCCTGTTGTAGTTTGATATTGTCAAAGAATTCTTTCTTAACACTAGGATCATCTAAGAACCCACCATTAAGAACTGTAGTCTGTGTCAAGCTACTATGCGCCATAATGCCACGATTCTCACAACAGCCATGTGTTGCTTGAATGTAAACACCTACGTGTTCACTATCAGTAGCCTTTATAATCTCACGCATAATGTCATTACACAGTTCTTCTTGTAGTGTACCACGTCTTGCACACCACTGTGCAATACGAGTATACTTTGAAAGTCCAATAACTTTCTCACCAGGAATGATACCTATGTATGCAATCCCAGCAACGGGCTGATGATGATGCGAACACATTGATTTAAGTTCAGAACGAACTACTAACATACCTTTGTAAGTATGTCCGTTGTCGTTAGGAAACGCTGTTGCGCTAGGTGCCGGATCATAACGTCCACTCATAATCTCATTGATATACATTTTTGCTAGTCTGCGTCCTGTATCCTTTGAGTTTGGATCGTTATGTCTATCGATTAGTAATGTATCTAATACATTTTCAAAAGCATCTGTTGCTTCATCGATAAGATCATCTTTGTCGCCAGGTTGCGTAAACACCTGACTAATGTTGTCACCCGCCCAGTGACGTATACCAGCTTCTTCGAGTCTGGCTTTTAATATTGCGGAAGTCTTTGTCATATACTATGTTCCTTTATTATTATGATATGGATATGGTAAACCCACTCATAATATTATAATACTACAAGTGGGTTAATTTGTCAACACTTATTTTAAATTAATTAGTGTAGATAAGGTTCATCATTATATCCAAGTGTGTCTCTTGCTGTATCAGCAATAGAACCCATATCTTGACGATCTACGATTGTACCGTCTGCAACAGTTGATAGGTCTGTGAACCCACGTGTTGCTGATGTTGAACCTTTATGAGCTGCACGGTGTGTAGCACCTTTAGTTGGTAGGTCATTTGATGTTTCTGTAATAGAACCGAAATCAGCAAGTTCACGTAAATCAATTGATCTACGAACTTTAACTTTCAAGCCAACGCCTACGTTGTTAGTAATCATACCTCTGTAACGAGCCATATTATTTCTCCCAAAATATGATAGAAAGCTGGGATACTCTCTATCATATGTATTTATCATGTATTTTCTTTAAGATATGTTATTAGTTTATCACCAGAATAGAATCTTTCTACGTTTCGTAGTTCTTCATTCATTGTCCAAGTTAGGTCACTATTCTTTGACATTTGCATATGAATATATGCTTTAATATTTTCAATGTTTTTCTTTGTTGCATCTAATGAAGAAGTCCATTCACTTGGATACTTGAATTGATCACTCCACATTTCACTGTACGAGAGACTATCTGGAACCATAGGGATAGCACCAACTTGCAATCCTTCATAGACAGAAATGCCTAGAGTTTCTTGCAAGTTAGCACTAAACACTAATTTCGCTCTTCCGAGCAAAGCGTGATATTCTGGCTTTGTTAAGTTTAATTCTTGACATTTAATGAACTGATACTCTGGCATCTGTTCAGCAATATAGTCAAAGACTTCTGGCTGTTTCTCAGGAGCAATACGATGTGGGAATACTATGATGTCCTCTTTCGCCATACTCTTATACTCTCTGAGATCCTCTTCAATGTATTCCATAGGCCAACCCACTTGTCTAATAGAGTGAAGTAGTTGCCTGTCGATATCACGGTCATCGTCCCAAAATGTATTTGTAAACAAATCAATATGGAACTTAGTAGCAAAAAAGTTATCATCATAACAATCGTACATACTCATTTCCGCTTTACGAACCCATGAAGCATTACCAATTAAACGTCCTAGGAAATCTTGTGGATCGTAGCTACCAGCATGCCACAAACCACCGATTCGGATTTTTATCCCAAGCAATTCTGCCATATATTTCAGCTGGATAACAGTGGGATTCCACGCATCAGTATAAAGAAA